CCTATAGTACGCTTACCCTTAGTGTCCTTATACACGCTAGGTTCTATGCTTTCATGCAAAGCTATTTGCTCGTACAATTCTTGATTAAACTTATTCCTAGCTCTCCTGCGAGCGTACTCAAGTGTTGATTTGTTATCAAGCATTACTGCTCCATGCCTTGAGTCTGCATTTGCCCCATTTGGGCTGGCTGTGTGCCAATTCTACCTATTTGCGCGTTTTGCGCTTGTTGTATAGCGAACTGATACTGTCCAGCGTATTTTTGAAGACGAGCAGCAAAAGCCTCATCTTCTTCCAAACGTTGCTGGATATCAGGTTGCTGACTATACTGCTGAATAACTTGCAAAGCTGCTTGAGCGCCTGATGGGCGCGCTGGAACTTCGATCCCCGAATAAATTTTCGATAAGTCATCTGTAATATCTTTAATTAGTTTTTCCTGTGCAACTTCAACAGGTTCAAGAACCCCATCAGCTAACACTGGATCAACAGAACCCGCTATTAATGTTAGCAAGTTGTCTACATTTATCCTCCCATTACGATCTAGTTGCAGGAGGGAAACCATTTGATTTAGTTTATTTTCTTGTTTTTCTGGGTCCGTGTTGAGCACATCGTAGCTAATTGTAACATCGAAGTTCTCATCAGCGTTCCCTTTGTTAAACATTTGTGGGTCAGGCACACCTGTAACCCTAAAGAATATTTGGTCAGGCCCGAACCTTTGGAAGCAACGGTAACATTGGGAAATAACCTCAGCACAATGACTAAGGAACTTATCTACCAAGAACTGCTTCCTGATCTGCGAGATTGGAGATGCTTCATCTAAGCCAACAAGACGGTCTGCTTGCTGTTCCATAGTTTTCTCCATTTCAAGAGAACCCTGATTGTACGTAGGAGTAGGCCCGTAATCTATATCACCTTTGCGACGATAAGGAACGTACCTTCCTGGACCCCAGTCTGTAGGAGCTTGTCCCACTGGGTGCAAAATCGGAGGAACGGTAGCAAGGCTATTTCTGTCAATACGGCTGTCTCTTTCTATTTTTACTTGTTGTTGTATTCCCTTGAGTAGATTAGGGACAGTCATCGTATCGTACAACCGCTTGCTATCTTCAGACAATCTAGTAACGACCACTGGGTAGTCCTCGTAGCCGTTAAGCAACTCGAACTTTGCGTACCCAGGTACATCACCATTGCCACTGAACTCCTTGTGGAATACTGTGCAGTATATCCCCTCAGAGCCGTCCTCCTTGTCAATTAGACGTTGAAACCCGTAAACTAGCTCTATCAACTCTTCAGCCTCGTAAGCGTTGTCAGTAAGGCTCAAAGAGCGCCGTCCCTCCTGCTCCCTTTCTATAGAGTCTATATTTACACCTCGGTATCTATCTATGACCAAATCGACAAAAGCTTCATCCCAACCATCAGTCACAACTTTATTCTCTAGTTCCTGTGGCGTGTAGTAAGTCTTCCAAAAACAATACGGTGCTCGTTGTGGATCTGTAACATACGGGGGAAAAATAAAATCTCCATCAGGAGCTAGTGTCTTTACCTCTGGTGCATTTACCTGACGACGAACAACTGGCAACTCAGCAGATCCAACGTCTGCTAGTTCAGCCAGTGCTTTCTTTGCCCTTTTAACTGTAACTCCATCAAAGCTTCTTTGCAACAAAGCAATTACTTGATCTTCATTCTGACCATCAGAAATCAACTGTGCTAACTCTGGATTAGCTTGGGCTATTTGATTGAAATCTAATCTCTGAAGGAACTTCCTGTCTTCTGAGTGCCATCCTACATAGCTGATAAGAACTCCACGTTCTAGCAAATAATTAGCTCCTAGTTCCATCTCCCGATTAAAACGAGATATGTACCCAGAAGAAATCATCCATTTAAGAAAGTTAGAAACTACCTTAGCTCTAGCTACATCTTGTACCTCTACTGGAAAAGCCCTAATGTTCGCTCTGTTAAGAGACGCCATAAACAAAGAAACAAGGCGAGTAATTCTCTCGTCAATAACATGAGCCTCCATGTCAGAAGCACCCTCCCAGGGGAAAGCATCTGCACCATGCTTACGGAGATCTCTACTTTTCCCAGGCCAAAAATTTCTACGATCATCGTAACTTTCTCTGCACAAATCAAAGTACGCCTCTAGTTCAACCACTGATTGGTCATAGGCGTACCGAAGAGACTCGATGTCTGGTTCAGCACTAACGTATGTTAGTGACTCTGAAACTGAATCACTTTGCATAAAATCTTAGTTTAATATCTTCTAGAAGGTGGTTTATGTACCACTTATGTACACCTATTCTATCACACAATTCTGATGGGGTTATATTTTCTTGGTCAATGCCTTTAACATGACGCACGAATATTTCCCAAGCAAGCAACCTATCTACTTGCTCTTCTATGAAATCAGGATCTAAAACCATTTCATGCAACGTATCTGTAGCTTCTTCCTCTAACATCTTCTATCATTTCTATAGTTATTGTCTTGCCCTTCATTTTGTTTCTGTACCTTCTAGGAACAACAACTGGAACCCTCATGCTGATTTCTTTTATGTAAGCAAAAACATAACTAGGATTAGGAGCTTCTGAAGTTACCCTTCCTTTGTAATGCTTAGGAACAATCTCTTGTACGTACATACAATCAATCAAAATCTTTTGACCCTCTTCATCCACCCAGGTATTTTTGCCTTTACCAGTAATCATTTCAGAAGATAGTTTGTTTTTAGCTAACTCAAAGAATTCATCAAAATCCTTACAAAACTGAGAAGCTAGTTTACTTAGTCTTACTTTAGCCATAATTAGTATCCCGCTCCTATACGGGTAGTCATCAAACTTCTAGCCAGCACATGGTCTGGACCATCTCCACCATTCGCCATTCGCAAGTAACGGATAATGTCGAAGAAGTCCTTCAGTGGTTCATCTGCTTTTCCAGAAGCGTTATAGTTAATCAAAGAGTCTATTAGGTTTCCGCAGTCCTCGTGAATGTAGCACCTAGGGCGATTAGCGGAATCTATCGGAACATTCGGGTTGTAGCTAAACCACTCATCTATCGCACTAATGCCTATCTCTTCCATCCTGCCATCAGACGGAATAAAAGTCATGCCACAATCATCGAACTCCATAAACAAGTCATCGTTATCAGAATTTTCCTTAGCAAAGTACCTGCTATCCCCTATACGTTCAAATACTTTTATCCCAATCTCATCCTCTATATCATCAAACAAGTCTGCGTATCCTTGTACGTTGTACCCTATCTTCTTCGATGCTGGACCATAACGCCACTTAGGATCGCCAAATACTGCCCACTCTCCGTAATAGTTCTTGTCAGGCCACTCCCTACGAATGTACACATCCCCCTTTTCATTAACTCCTGCCCATATTGCTACGTAATTCCTAGCACCTGCTGGATCAACCACCTGATAGCAGGTGTACTCGTATTCATCAGATATATCTGGGAACACCATCCCGTACTTATTTGGCTTATCGCTTAGTACATTTACCTCAGTGTTGAACAGAGGCAACAAAGAAGTCATGCTCTTTACGGGTATCCCGTAAGCACGAACTAGTATCTCTTCCTCTGGTCTGCCTCTAAGATCCTTAGCGATACGCTCGTAGCCACCAAAAGGGTTTTCATCTGAGTGCATATATACGACTGATGCATCCCTGGATGGGCTGTACTGCTTAATAGGCACTTCCTTGTCTATCAGCACACCATGACGAGTCTGTAGCGTTTCTACGTCCTTTAGGTACTCTGCCACAAAGGGTGTATAGCCATCAATCGGAGTAAAGCCTACACCCATCTTAGCATCCCTAGTAGCCAGTCGGAACCTAAGGGTATTTACCAATGAAGCATCCCCGAGGTACTCATCTAGCCAAGCACCCATATTCAGCCCCTTAGCATCAGGGAATCCGAACTCGAATCCCTCAAGGATAGTCTGGTTATTGCTAAACTGAGTGTACGTCTTAAAGTCTACACGGGTACGAGTATCAGGGAAAATAAAACTTTTAGCCGTAAACCCGTTCTGCATACTGTAATTGATGTAACCCTCGATGCTCTTAGTCTTCTTCTTGAATTCCTTAGGCATCATTTCCCAGATAGCTGCTTGCTGCACCTTAATGGAAGTATCTTCGTTCTGGCTAAAGCATACTAAGTGACCATCGTTGCTCTCAGTCACTGCTTCCATAATAATCTTAGCAAAACCTGTGGTCTTGCCTGATCTGTTGCCACCAAGAACTAAGCACTCGTTGTACTCTTGCAATCCCTCCTTTATACGCTCCCATCCAGGCAAGTTAAACCCATGACGAATAGGATCGTCCTCAGATGCCTTAATCCTGCTCTCATGAGCCTTGTGTAGCTCCTTAAGCAGATTAAGGTCGTTCTCGTACAGCCAAACAATTTCCTCTGCTGTAGGAGGACTTAATAAAGGATGTTCAGTAAATTTAATTGTCTAACCAGTCTATTCTTTCTAGCTCCTGCATGGACTTCTTGGAAACTAAAGCCAATAAGACAGCTAGGTTCTCATGGAAGTGTTCTTCTTCCATCTTGTTAAAAATGTCGTACTCGAAACCATTTTCTGTAATAGTGGCTACTAAAACAGTCTCCCAATCTGGAGTAATGGTATCTAGGGACTTGTAAACCAACTCTAAGTTTTCATTCATTAAAAGATTCTCCTTATATCGTGCTTGATTGGATCTGCCTTAAAAGGCGTTGTTT